CTAAAATTACATCGTCACATTTCCATTCTTGGGAAAAAGGATTAAAAACATTATGTTATTACGTTAGAACCAAAGCAATTTCAACGGGAGCTAAACACTTAGCGGTTGATGTATCAAAAATACAACAACCTAAAGTTAAAATTGAAACACCAACAATTAATTATAATGACATGAATTTACCACCAAAACCAACAAATACCGATTTTGAGTGTTTTGGTTGTTCATCTTAATCGCGACATTAATCCCGACACATTGTCGGGATTTTTATTTTATATCTATTTATAAGAAATAATCACGACATATATTTATTAGATATGGCTAACGGAATTACATATGGTATAAATTTCCCATTCATACAAAGTGAAAAGGGTAATTATTTAAAATTAACTGAAACTACGGATGAAGAAATAAGAGCGAACCTTATTCACTTATTACTTACGAGGAGAGGGTCAAGATATTTTTTACCTGATTTTGGGACTAGATTATATGAATATATTTTTGAACCGCTTGATGGTGCTACATTTGAAGAAATTAGAACTGAAATACAAGAACAGGTGACTCGATACATACCTAATCTAACAATTAATAGTATAACTGTAGAACCATACACGGAAAGTGGTGACGTTGAAAGTAATTTAGATTATGAATTATTGGGTCAGGCAAGTATTTATCGTATACCGGGAGCAAACACCGCAGAATACAGTGCAAAAATAAAAATTGACTATACAAATGACGGAAGAGCATTTGGTAGTAGACAATTCGTTATTATTAACATATAATATGGCAAACAATAGAATTAATTACACAGATAGGGACTTTGAATCGATAAGACAAGGTTTAATAGATTACACATCACAGTATTATCCTGAATTAATTCAAAACTTTAATGATGCTTCTGTGTTCTCAGTTTTAATGGATTTAAATGCTGCGGTTGCTGACAATTTACATTATCATATTGATAGAAGTATACAAGAAACCGTATTACAATATGCCCAACAGAAGTCTTCGATTTTTAATATTGCAAGAACGTATGGTTTAAAAATACCAGGTTATAGACCATCAGTTGCTTTAATTGACATCTCAATTACAGTTCCACCGTTAGGGGATGCTGAAGATTTTAGATATTTAGGAATTTTAAGGGCGGGTTCGCAATTTAATGGGGGTGGAACTACTTTTGAAACCGTTTATGATATTGATTTCACAAATCAGTATAACCAAGAAGGTGAAGTTAATAGAACAAAAGTGCCGACGTTCGATAGTAATAGTAAAATTATTAATTACGTAATTACAAAACGTGAAGTGGTTGTTAATGGAACAACCAAAGTTTTTAAAAGAGTCATCAACCCATCTGATATTGTACCATTTTTTAATTTCTTTTTACCTGAAAGAAACGTATTGGGGGTTAATTCTATTATACAAAAAGACGGAACTAATTATCCTAATGTTCCTAACTACACCGAATTTGTAACATCAACAAATAGATGGTATGAAGTGGATGCATTGGCGGAGGATACTGTTTTTATTGAAGACCCAACAAAACCTGTGGATAATGCGGGTATTAAAGTTGGAAAATATATTAAAACAGAAAATCGTTTCATTACTGAATACACACCTGAAGGATTTTTAAAAGTTCAATTTGGTGGTGGAAGTACAACACCAAACATACAATTGGCAAATTTTGCACAACAAGGATTAAATTTAGATTTGGCGAATTATCAAAACAACATTGGTTTAGGCTTAACAGTTCAACCAAATACTACTATTTTTGTTCAATATAGGACTGGTGGTGGTTTGGCGTCTAATGTTGGTGTTGGTGTAATAAATCAAGTTGGGACAATTGATTTTGCTGTTAATGGACCATCAAATAATATTAATTCAAATGTTGTCCAATCCGTGTCAGTAAACAACGTAACCGCTGCGATTGGAGGGGCAAATCCCCCATCAACAGAGGAAGTAAGAAATATGGTTGCATTTAATTTCGCGGCACAAAAAAGAGCGGTAACCGTAAATGATTATAAATCACTAATTGATACAATGCCAGGAAAGTTTGGTGCACCTGCTAAAGTTGCTATTACTGAAAACAATAACAAAATTACAATACAAATATTAGCTTACGATGAGAACGGAAACTTAACTCAAACGGTTTCTAATAATCTTAAAAGTAATTTGGCAACTTACCTATCAAAATACAGAATGATAAATGACTACATATCAATTGACGTTGCTAAAGTTATTGATTTGGCTTTTGATATTTATGTGGTTGTTGAATCAAACGTTAATAGAGGACAAGTTATAACAGAAATTATTAATCAGGTTTCAAATTATATGGCACCTGAAAATAGAGAACTTGGTGAAAACGTTAACGTGTCCAACGTAAGAAGGTTAATACAAAATGCTGCGGGGGTCCTTACCCTTTCCAATCTAAAAGTATTCAATTTAGTTGGTGGTCAATATTCTACTTCGGAAACTTCACAAAGATATGTGAATAAAAAAACTAGAGAAATTGAATTAATTGACGATACAATCTACGCTGAACCAACACAAATCTATCAAATAAGGTACGATAACAAAGACATACGAGTTTATGTTAAAAATCTTGCGACTGTAGATTTCTCCTAAGATTATTTATTTCCTAAACTACTTACCTATTTTTAAAATGGGTAAAATAACTATTTATTTTAAAAGAACAAATGACCAAAAGTTATAGGATAAGAACAACACCAGGAAGAAAAGAAACAAGTATACGAGTTAACGTCACACAAGATTTTGATTTTTTAGAAATATTATCTTTAAAATTAAGACAAGAAGACGTATATACAAGGTTTTGTGCCGATTATGGAGTAGTTGCTGGTAGGGTAATAGTTAATGGTGGTTATGGTGTTCCTAATGCAAATGTATCTATATTCATACCTCTTGATGCGATAGACGAAAATGACCCCGTTATATCAACATTATACCCTTATAAAAACGTCGAACAAAAAAATGAAGACGGTTATAGATATAATCTTTTACCTTATAGACAAGAATACAATGGTCATACTCCGACAGGAACATTTCCAGATAAAGAAGATTTATTAACAAGAACTGAAGTATTAGAGGTGTATGAAAAGTATTACAAATACACCGTAAAAACAAATGAAAGTGGTGACTTTATGATTATTGGGGCGCCCCTTGGTATTCAGTCACTATCTTTAGATTTAGACTTATCAAACATCGGTTGTTTTTCTCTAAGACCTGCAGATTTAATAAGGGCGGGATTAGCAACCTCAGAACAATTTAACGGTGACCAATTCAAATCATCTTCTGACTTAAATTCTTTACCACAAATTGTGAATATCAAACAGGATATTGAAGTTTCTTCTTTTTGGGGGGAAACTGAAATATGTAATATTGGAATAACAAGGGCGGATTTTGATTTAAGAGATTTTGGTATTGATATTAAACCTCACGCAGTTTTTATGGGGTCTGTTTTTTCTTCTTCAGATGAAGACTTTTTGAAAACAAATTGTAAACCGGGAAAAGAAACGGGTAATCTATGTAGTTTGGTTACTGCTCCGGGTAGAATTTTATCAGTTAGACAAACTATTGAATACGATGTAGATGGAAGACCTATATTAGAAACGTACACTTTACCTGATGGTGGTAAGGTAATTGACGAAGAAGGCACATGGTTAATAGAAGTCCCTATGAACTTAGACTATGTTACCACAAACGAGTTTGGGGAACAAATTTTATCTAATAATCCATCTGTCGGTATACCAACTAAAGGTAAGTATAGATTTAGAATACAATATCAGAATGAATCTGGTATGGAAAATAGTATAATGAGAGGAGACTATTTGGTACCTAACGTAAAAGAATGGGGATGGTCTTCAAACAATGACGACGCACCTACGGATTTAAATGCTCAATTGTATTCTTACGCTTTTAGTTTAGATTGGAATGAATATGGTGACGATACAACAACCATAGGACAACAAATGATACAAGAAGCCATCAATTGTGAAGATAGGTTTTATGAATTTAATTATAATAAAGTTTATACTATTTCAAGTTTTTTAGATAGATGGAAATGGGGGTCAAATAGATTAAGACATTTAGGTATTAAAGACATTACAGATAGAACTTGTTCGAACACAGTTAATAAGTTTCCTGTAAATGATGGGGTTAGGAATTTTGATTTTTTGGTCTT